ATAGGGATATGCCAATTTATATAACTAACAAACCAACTGATAACAATTCAGATGTTAGTTACTCCACAAATAGAAATAGAGCTAGGGAGTTTAACGGTATGGAAGAAGCGAGTATCAATATGGATTATCACAAAGCAATCAAGAAAACAGTGACAGAAACTATTGAGTACGAGGAGGTAGAACATGACTGAACAAACTAATCAAGATGTCGATATTTTAACGCAACTAGGTGTAAAAGACATCAGCAAACAAAATGCAAACAAGTTTTATAAATTTGCGATATACGGCAAGTTCGGTACTGGTAAAACTACGTTTTTAACAAAAGATAACAATGCCTTAGTACTAGATATAAATGAGGACGGAACAACGGTAACAGAAGATGGGGCAGTTGTGCAGATTAAGAATTATAAGCATTTTAGTGCAGTGATTAAAATGCTGCCTAAAATTATTGAACAACTAAGAGAAAACGGAAAACAAATTGATGTTTTAGTGATTGAAACAATCCAAAAGTTACGTGATATCACTATGGACGACATCATGGACGGTAAATCAAAGAAACCGACATTTAATGATTGGGGCGAGTGTGCTACACGCATTGTAAGTATTTATCGTTATATTTCTAAATTACAAGAACATTATCAATTTCATCTTGCTATAAGCGGACACGAGGGCATTAACAAAGACAAAGATGATGAGGGAAGTACTATCAATCCAACAATCACGATAGAGGCACAAGACCAAATAAAAAAAGCAGTCATCAGTCAATCTGACGTGTTAGCAAGAATGACAATAGAAGAACATGAGCAAGACGGCGAAAAAACTTATCAATATGTACTTAACGCTGAACCATCAAATTTATTCGAGACAAAGATAAGACACTCAAGCAACATCAAAATTAACAACAAACGTTTCATTAATCCAAGTATTAACGATGTTGTACAAGCAATTAGAAATGGTAATTAAAAATTAATTAAAAGGACGGTATAAAAATTATGAAAATCACTGGTAGAACACAATACATTCAAGAAACTAATCAAGAGGCATTCATGAAAGGTGGGGACTTTTTAGGAGCTGGAGAATTTACAGTAAAAGTTGCAAATGTCGAGTTTAACGACAGAGAAAACAGATACTTCACGATTGTTTTTGAAAACAACGAAGGTAAACAATACAAACACAACCAATTCGTCCCACCATTCCAACAAGATTATCAAGAAAAACAATATATCGAGTTACTTAGTAGATTAGGAATTAAATTGAACTTACCAGATTTAACTTTTGACACAGATCAATTAATTAACAAAATCGGAACTATTGTACTTAAAAATAAATTTAACGAGGAACAAGGCAAGTATTTTGTAAGACTCTCATATGTAAAAGTTTGGAATAAAGACGATGAAGTAGTTAATAAACCAGAACCTAAAACTGATGAGATGAAACAAAAAGAACAGCAAGCAAATGGGAAACAGACGCCAATGAGTCAACAATCAAACCCATTCGCTAATGCTAATGGTCCAATAGAAATCAATGATGATGATTTACCGTTCTAGGACGTGGTTTAAATGCAATACATTACAAGATACCAGAAAGACAATGACGGTACTTATTCCGTCGTTGCTACTGGTGTTGAACTTGAACAAAGTCACATTGACTTACTAGAAAACGGATATCCACTAAAAGCAGAAGTAGAGGTTCCGGACAATAAAAAACTATCTATAGAACAACGCAAAAAATATTCGCAATGTGTAGAGATATAGAACTTCACTGGGGCGAACCAGTAGAATCAACTAGAAAATTATTACAAACAGAATTGGAAATTATGAAAGGTTATGAAGAAATCAGTCTGCGCGACTGTTCTATGAAAGTTGCAAGGGAGTTAATAGAACTGATTATAGCGTTTATGTTTCATCATCAAATACCTATGAGTGTAGAAACGAGTAAGTTGTTAAGCGAAGATAAAGCGTTATTATATTGGGCTACAATCAACCGCAACTGTGTAATATGCGGAAAGCCTCACGCAGACCTGGCACATTATGAAGCAGTCGGCAGAGGCATGAACAGAAACAAAATGAATCACTACGACAAACATGTGTTAGCACTGTGTAGACAACATCATAATGAACAGCACGCAATTGGCGTTAAGTCGTTTGATGATAAATATCACTTGCATGACTCGTGGATAAAAGTTGATGAGAGGCTCAATAAAATGCTGAAAGGAGAGAAAAAGGAATGAATAGACTAAGAATAATAAAAATAGCACTCCTAATCGTCATCTTGGCGGAAGAGATTAGAAGCGCTAAAAAAATTAAAAAATTTACCCCTGAGGATTCTAAAGGTTTTCCTGATATAACAAAAGATTCAATAAAAGAACCTAAATAAAAATATTATGGTTGATAAAATCCCATTGTTCTTTTGTTAACCACCCTTGTTTGTTATTGACTATTTCTGTAACAAACAGCTTATCTCCAGAATCGAGATAAGGTTTCAACTTTTCTATCATTTCTGAAGTTGATAAAGAAGAACGGAATAAAAATGAAGATTTCCAATAATTGCAATGACCATTAGAAATTTCCTTTTTTATAACATTTCTCAATTCCTCATATTTTTGTCCGGGTGAGTTTAAATCATATGTTAACATATAAGGTTTTTCCATATTTTATTCACCCCCAATCTAACGCAGTAGCGATAACAAAATTATACCAGAAAGGAGATAACGAAATGGCAACATTTAGAGTTTACAAAGAATCAGGTAACTTTGTCACAGTACACAAAGATTTTATACATGATTCTAATATAAGTTGGAAGGCTAAAGGTATTCTACTTTATTTGTTAAGTCGACCTGATAACTGGCAAATTTACGAAACAGAACTAGAGCAACATTCAACTGATGGACTTAGCGGTTTAAAGAGTGGAATCAAGGAACTGGAAGAAATTGGATACATTCAACGTAGTAGAAAACGTGATAAAAGTGGTAGGTTAAATGGTTATGAGTACTTAGTATATGAGCAACCGCACCACATTCGATTTTCCAACGTTGGAAAAACCGTTAACGGTAAAACCAACAATGGAAAAACCGTTAATGGTAAATCGCATACTACTAATAATAATAGTACTAATAATGATTTAACTAATAATAACAATACTAATAATGAAGGAAGTATATTGTCGGGCAACCCGACGGTGTCTTCCATTCCCTATAAAGAAATTATCGAATACTTAAATAAAAAAGCAGGAAAGCATTTTAAACATAATACAGCTAAAACAAAAGATTTTATTAAAGCAAGATGGAATCAAGATTTTAGGTTGGAGGATTTTAAAAAGGTGATTGATATCAAAACAGCTGAATGGTTAAACACGGATAGCGATAAATACCTTAGACCAGAAACACTTTTTGGCAGTAAATTTGAGGGGTACCTCAATCAAAAAATACAACCAACTGGCACGAATCAATTGGAACGCATGAAGTACGACGAAAGTTATTGGGATTAGGGGGATATTATGAAACCACTATTCAGCGAAAAGATAAACGAAAGCTTGAAAAAATATCAACCTACTCATGTCGAAAAAGGATTGAAATGTGAGAGATGTGGAAGTGAATACGACTTATATAAGTTTGCTCCTACTAAAAAACACCCGAATGGTTACGAGTATAAAGACGGTTGCAAATGTGAAATCTATGAGGAATATAAGCGAAACAAGCAACGGAAGATAAACAACATATTCAATCAATCAAACGTTAATCCGTCTTTAAGAGATGCAACAGTCAAAAACTACAAGCCACAAAATGAAAAACAAGTACACGCTAAACAAACAGCAATAGAGTATGTTCAAGGCTTCTCTACAAAAGAGCCAAAATCATTAATATTGCAAGGTTCATACGGAACTGGTAAAAGCCACCTAGCATACGCTATCGCAAAAGCAGTTAAAGCTAAAGGGCATACGGTTGCTTTTATGCACATACCAATGTTGATGGATCGTATCAAAGCGACATACAACAAAAATGCAGTAGAGACTACAGACGAGCTAGTCAGATTGCTAAGTGATATTGATTTACTTGTACTAGATGATATGGGTGTAGAAAACACAGAGCACACTTTAAATAAACTTTTCAGCATTGTTGATAACAGAGTAGGTAAAAACAACATCTTTACAACTAACTTTAGTGATAAAGAACTAAATCAAAATATGAACTGGCAACGTATCAATTCAAGAATGAAACACAATGCAAGAAAAGTAAGAGTAATCGGAGACGATTTCAGGGAGCGAGACGCATGGTAACCAAAGAATTTTTGAAAATTAAACTTGAGTGTTCAGATATGTACGCTCAGAAACTCATAGACGAGGCACAGGGCGATGAAAATAAGTTATATGACCTATTTATCCAAAAACTTGCAGAACGTCATACACGCCCCGCTATCGTCGAATATTAAGGAGTGTTAAAAATGCCGAAAGAAAAATATTACTTATACCGAGAAGATGGCACAGAAGATATTAAGGTCATCAAGTATAAAGAGAATGAGAATGAAGTTTATTCGCTCACAGGAGCCCATTTCAGCGACGAAAAGAAAATTATGACTGATAGTGACCTAAAACGATTTAAAGGCGCTCACGGACTTCTATATGAGCAAGAGCTAGGTTTACAAGCAACGATATTTGATATTTAGAGGTGGACGATGAGTAAGTACAACGCTAAGAAAGTTGAGTACAAAGGAATTGTATTTGATAGCAAAGTAGAGTGTGAATATTACCAATATTTAGAAAGTAATATGAATGGCACTAACTATGATCGTATCGAAATACAACCGAAATTCGAACTACAACCTAAATTTGGGAAACAAAGACCGATTACGTATATAGCTGATTTCTCTTTGTGGAAGGATGGCAAACTGGTCGAAGTTTTAGATGTTAAAGGTAAGGCGACTGAAGTTGCCAACATCAAAGCGAAGATATTCAGATATCAGTATAGAGATGTGAATTTAACGTGGATATGTAAAGCACCTAAGTACACAGGCAAAACATGGATTACTTACGAGGAATTAATTAAAGCAAGACGAGAACGCAAAAGAGAAATGAAGTGATCTAATGCAACAACAAGCATATATAAACGCAACGATTGATATAAGAATACCTACAGAAGTTGAATATAAGCATTTTGGTGATGTGGATAACGAAAAAGATGCGCTGGCAGATTACTTATATAACAATCCTAACGAAATACTAGAGTATGACAATTTAAAAATTAGAAACGTAAATATAGAGGTGGAATAAATGGCAAGAATTACCAAAGAAACAAAAACTGTAAGCGACGGTTATTCAAGAGAAGACCGAGAAACGACATTGAACTATGATTACGAAAATCAAGAATGGATTGCTTACTCATCGGTACCGACACATATTACTAGAATGACAAAGTTGTACGGCGATGATGTAGAGGTATTGGAACGATTAGAATCTGGGACTGCGGTATTGGTTAGGGCGAAACTACCTAAAAGCGCAATAGGTTTTAGAAAATTAATGTCTGAAGAGCGACGACAAGAATTATCTGAGAGAGCAAAAAGAGCTTTTGGTCATTAGTGCTCGTGAATATAGGGCGAAAAACGACCAAAAAGACACACTAATACTTTTTAGGATAAATAACATCCGGAGAAAAAAACATGAGCTTTAAAAATTTTAACACAGGATAAATACAGAGGTGGAATAAATGAGTATCGTAAAGATTAACGGTAAACCATATAAATTTACCGAACATGAAAATGAATTGATAAAAAAGAATGGTTTAACTCCAGGAATGGTTGCAAAAAGAGTACGAGGTGGCTGGGCGTTGTTAGAAGCCTTACATGCACCTTATGGTATGCGCTTAGCTGAGTATAAAGAAATTGTGTTATCCAAAATCATGGAGCGAGAGAGCAAAGAACGTGAAATGGCTAGGCAACGACGTAAAGAGGCTGAGCTAAGAAGAAAGAAGCCACATTTGTTTAATGTGCCACAAGTGCATCCAAGAGGACGTTATGCGTGCTACCTGATGGAAAACGACATATTCGTGAAAGTTAAGAAGTAGATCATGACAGATAACGCACGCAAAGAATACCTAAATCAATTCTTTGGATCTAAGAGATATCTGTATCAAGATAACGAACGAGTGGCACATATCCATGTAGTAAACGGCACTTATTACTTTCATGGGCATATCGTGCCAGGTTGGAAAAGTGTTAAAAAGACATTTGATACTGCTGAAGAGCTCGAAATATATATAAAGCAACATGGTTTGGAATACGAAGAACAGAAGGAACTAACTTTATTTTAGAGGAGGTTATGAAAGTGAACTATGAAACAGGGTTCCAACTAGGTGTAATGGAAGCTAGGTTGAAGAAGATGAGAAAACAACGTGATGCGTGCAAGAAGCAACGTGATGAGCTTATCGTGGATATAGCTAAGTTAAGAGAGCGTAACGAAGAGCTGGAGAACATGTGGCGCACAGTCAAAAATGAATTGCTTGGAAGATACGAATTTTACCGTTTTAGACTTAACGAACTACAGATTGAGAGTAGAGCGAACAAGGCAGTAGCTATAAACATGGGAGCTAAAATCAAC